TACAAGATGGTGATTTAGGTAGGTTATGTAATGCGAACTATCGAGAGTGGAGAAAGAGTGGGAAGAAGTTCACAGCGAGGAAGGTGGAAGGTGGTGTTAGGGTGTGGCGGGTTGAGTGAGTCATGAGTTTCAGATTGCTTGGATTAAGCGGTATACGGAGGGTGATAAGACGTATCCGTACCAGGCGATGAAATGGTATGCCGAAGAGAGGGAGAAAAGACCTTTAACGGCTGATGAAGAAAAGACGGTGTTGTGGTTAAAGGAAAGGTATGGACTGGAAGCCCTCTTGCGAAACGTGTCGATGGAGTCAGGCGATTGGACTCAAAGAAAAGGAAGGTGATAAGGAAGAGATTCTGATTTGCATAAGAGATGGCTTATTGGCTGAGAAGCCTTGCATGAAGTATGAATATGAACCAGGTACGCAATGAACTTTGATTTACAGCACTTCTACAGGTTTTGTAGGGAACTGAAGGTAGAGACAAAGGAGCTTGGGATACAGCGCCTTGGACAGCGTTTATTGGGCAGCCAGACCTATGTCATGGAGGAGGTGGCTAAAGGCTTAAATCAAGGTACGCACTTTTTTGTGATTCTGAAGGGCAGGCAGTTAGGGATTACGACCATATCGCTTGCCTTAGACCTTTACTGGCACTTTAAGAACCCTGGGTTTCAGGGAACGTTAACAACGGATACCGAAGAGAATAGAGATCAGTTCAGAACCACGTTAGCGATGTACATGGATGGCTTGCCACCGGAGTTCAAGATTCCGCTCATGACGCATAACAGGAATCAGATGGTCTTAAAGAACAGATCAAGGCTCTTTTATCAGGTAGCAGGATTGCGAGCCAAGGGGTCGCTAGGGCGTGGCAAGGGGATTACTTACCTGCATGGTACAGAGACATCGAGTTGGGGTGATGAAGAAGGATTAGCTTCCTTGCTAGCTTCCTTGGCTGAGAAGAACCCCAATCGGCTTTATCTCTTTGAGAGCACGGCTCGTGGCTTCAATATGTGGCATGACATGTGGCAAGTGGCTAAGAAGGCTAGAACCCAGAAGGCGATCTTTTGTGGCTGGTGGCGAAATGAGCTTTATGCGGCTGACCCGAAGTCGGATGTGTACAAGGTGTACTGGGATGGCAAGTTAAGTCCAGAAGAGAAGGAATGGACAAGAGAGGTTAAGAAGCTCTACCAGGTGGAGATCAATACAAGACAGATTGCTTGGTGGCGCTGGAAGCTCAATGAGGGATTAAAAGATGAAGCGCTGATGTATCAAGAGTTTCCTCCAACGGAAGACTACGCCTTCATCATGACAGGTAGTAGTTTCTTTAGTCACACACGGTGTACTGATCAAGCCAAGGTGGCTAAGCAACTCATGCCACGCAACTATCGATTCTCGATGGGGCAATACTTTGAAGATACGGAGTTGATACAAAGCACCGAGCGTATGGCGACGCTTAAAATCTGGGAGGAGCCGATTGATAACGCCTACTATGTTATTGGAGCAGACCCAGCGTATGGAAGCTCTGACTGGGCAGATCGATTCTGCATTCAAATCTATCGAGCGTATGCGGATGGAATTGATCAAGTTGCAGAGTTTGCTACCTCAGAGATCAATACCTACCAGTTTGCATGGATCATTTGCTATCTTGCTGGAGCCTACAAGAACTCAACCTTGAACCTGGAAGTCAATGGCCCAGGTCAGGCAGTGATTAATGAGATGCGTAACCTGAGGCGACAGGCGCAGACGATGGAGCCGAAGAAGGCAAGGCGCTTGGATGATGTCTTATCGCACATGCAGCACTATCTCTGGAGGCGAAATGACTCATTAGGTGGTGTGTCTAATTCGCTGGGTTACTTGACCACGCATTCTTCTAAAGAACGGATGCTCAATTACTTTAAGGATTACTTTGAGCGCGGGATGATGAATGTTTACTCTATGGACTTACTAGAAGAGATGAAGTCCGTGGTGCGCGACCAAGGCTCCATTGCCGCCTATGGGCGCAATAAGGATGATCGGGTGATTGCTACAGCCCTTGCTTGCGTGGCTTATGCTGAGCAGCTCATGCCAAGGCTTATGCAAATGCGTATGACCAGGGCAAGGAAAGAAGAAGCGATAACGCCTGTTCAAGAACCGATCATGGATCGGCAGATTAACAACTACTTGAAAGCACTCGGTGTCGGGCCTCAGTAAAGAAGCCATGATGGAAGTCATGGAGAAGTTTTTTGCCGATAAAAAGCGTGGCATCTCCATTCGTCTTTTTGCTGAGCTTTGTGGTTTAACAGAAGATCATCTAAGAGATGTGTTCCAGCGCAAGACCTATCCGTTGACTGAGTTTGTGCAACGCCGTGTCAATCGTGCTTATGAGCAATGGACAAATGGCGATGTGGCTGTCATGCGATTTAGGCGCGATGTGTATTTAGAGTTTCGTAAGAAACCTAAGCAAGCCATGGTGCGTCGTAACTTGATTGAGTTTGATGGCAACCAGTTCAAATTAAATATTGGCGTGAAGCCTAAATCTGATGATTACCACCGCGATAACTTAGATACCCAGATAAGGAGAAAACATGGCCGTTTATCATGATTACAAATGCCCTGCTCATGGCTTTTTTGAAAGCAATAAGCCTGAATGCCCTCATGGCTGCACAGCGGATGTGCAAATGGTGTTCTTACAACCCGTTGGTATGAAGTCCGATAAGACCAAACACGCTGATAGCACGCTTCGTGAATTAGCCAATGATTACGGCATGTCAGACATTAAGTCGGCTAGAGAAGGTGATCATCAAAACAATGCTTTGCTGAACAATAAACAAGCCGCACAACCGCAAAATCCTTTTGGTGTGCAATGGGGTAACCCGTCACAAATAGGCAACTACAATCTCAATTCCATTAAAGGTGAAACCGTGGGAGGCTTGTCAGCCGTGAAGGAAAGTGGTATAGCATTGCGCAAGCCGCAACCCTCGGTGGTCATACGCGACCATGAAAACTTGAAGCTAGCAACATGAGAATTCCTGACGATCCTGTACAACGTGAGTATTTCTACAACGACCTGGTTGATAAATGCTCCGTTAGCATCCAGGAACGCACAGGCACTTACGATTCGTTAAGGTCTTACTATCTTTTTGGTTCGGGGCTTGATGCCCCACCGGCTTACTACAACAAGATTTACCCGCACATCGATCAGTTATCGAGTTTTCTCTACTCGGCAGAAACCACCCGTTTTACGATCTCGCTTGGCGCTTCCGTCAATGCGCATGAACAAACCAAGATTCCTGCGCTTACCGGCGCATTAAACGATGACTGGTTGAACTCCAATGCTGATCAGGTGTTTGCACAAGCCTTGAATTGGGCGCTTTGCTACAACTCCACCTTTATTAAGCTCATTCAGAAGAATGGCTTGCACCCCTACATGGTTGATCCACGCTGTATTGGTGTGTATCGAGAAGATACGCCTTACACAGATCGCCAAGAAGCGTTGATTCAGATTTACTACATCACACGCTCTGAGTTATATGCAAGGCTTTACTCGCACCCAAACCGTGATGCACTGCTTGCTCGCTTGCAGTTAGGTCAAAGCCAGCAGAATCAAGTGCCTGATGGTATCCAGCGTCTGATCTTGTCGGCCACTGACCCCACGATGTACGGTAATGTGAACCTTAATATTGCCGGTATGCAGCAGTACAAGGCACGGGTGGCTGAAGATACGATCAAGATGACAGAGTTATGGGTGTGGAATGATGACACGGATGACTACCAGTGCGTCACGATTGCCGACCCGAATGTCATCATCTATGACAGGCCAGGTGAGAGCATGTTCTTAAAGGGTGAGTTGCCCTTTATTCAGCTCTGCCCAACCCCGCAATATGACTACTACTGGGGTATTTCTGAGGTTGCAAGGCTTGTTTTCTTGCAAGACATGCGCAATAAACGCATGACAGAGATACTTGACTTGCTTTCTAAGCAAGTTACACCACCGACAGCCTTGATTGGCTTTACAGGCCTGCTCGATGAGAAGAACTTTGCGCTTAATCGCGTGGGTGGTTTGCTCTCAACCGACATGCCCAATGCCAAAGTAGAGCAATTAGCACCGTCGATACCCAATGATTTGTTCCGTGAGATCGCAGAAATCGATCAAATGTTTGAAGAAGCCTCAGGGATTGTGAATGTGTTGCAAGGTCGAGGTGAATCAGGCGTTAGAAGTGCGGGTCATGCGTCGCAATTAGCCCGTTTAGGCTCTTCAAGGGCTAAAAAACGGGCGTTAATCATTGAAGATTCGTTAGAAAAGATGGCAACGCTCTACTTAAAAGCGATGCAAACCTATTCTGACCGTATTTATACCGACGATACGGGCAATAAGTTCATTGCAGACCAGTTTACTAAGGACTTTGTGGTCAAAGTAGACGCACATAGCAACTCGCCCATCTTCACTGAAGACCTGCGAAGTCTTGCTTTTGCGCTTGCAGACCGTGGTGCAATCACGAAAGAACGTTTGATTGACATTTTGGAGCCTCCTATGAAGCAATTGCTTAAGGAAGACCTCCGAAAGATGCAGCAAATGAACGAAGCGGCACAAGAAATGCAAAAACAGCAGCAACCTACGCCTGAAGGCGCAGCGCCACCTGCTCAATAGGAGTTTTTATGCTGACAAACGGTAATTCCAACATGAATGGCGGTACAGGCGGTACAAGAGGCGGTACTGACCGCTTTTCCTACCAAAATGACCAGCCAAAAGTCGATAGAACTGAGTTAAAACAGATTTATCGCACCCCACAACTCAATTATGGCCGTGCAACGATGAATCGCACGGGTTATCAACGTGCCGGAGGTCGATTCTCATGATGCAACGCAAAATGTTACGTTATGCTCGCCCATCACGCCGTTAATCGCTTGACAGACGGTCGTTAAGTGGTATAAACCGCGCTGAAAGGACATATTATGGGCGTTAGCGCTGAAGAACTGATGAAACTCATTCGTGGCGGTGCCAAAGACGGTAAAGCCTCGATGGAAATTGAGGTTGAAGAAGAAGGCACCGAAGGTGAAGAGGGTATGGAGAAGAAGCCTGCCCTTTCTGGCGCTTCCTCGCCTCCTATGTCATCTCCCATGTCTACCCCAGAGCCTAAGAAAGGCGAAGAGATGCAAGGCCGCATTGATGTGCAGCTTGGCATGGGTATGCTCATGGGTGCCATGCAAAAGTTTCCTGATGGATCGCCAGAACAAAAGGCGGTTAAAGAGGCAATTGGCAAGCTAGGTTCTGCTTTTGGCGAGATGGATTACAAAGCCAAAGAGTTAGTGCCTGCTGAAATCTTGCAAATGATTCAAACCCTGCCCCAGGCTGGAGGCGCGTCGGCTGAGATGCGAGCTATGGCTGCGGCACCAACCCCTGGGACTCAAAACCCACCCCTTCCTATTTAGGAGAAACGTATGGAACTGTTTAAGCCTAAAGCTGGAACGATTCGTCGGCCTACCGATAATCAACAGCAGAATGGTCAGATTTATAACCCACCCCGCTATGAACCATTTGGCGGTCTGTCGGGTTCGTCAAAGGTTTCCAAAAACCGTATGACGCTTAGTAAACCTGGTGACACCAAGCGTGTCATTTAATTGAAGTTGAGGGCTGAAAACTATGTCGCTTGAAAACCTTACCCCTGACGCAAGGGATGAACTTGCCGCCTTGGCGAAAGCCTTGGCTGAGAATCCGAAAACCCGAAAGGAGTTTCTGAAGCTGACAAAGCAAGCACACCCTGATCTTCCTGTTCCTGAACTTGAGATCGAAGAGCGCACTAATTCTGCAATTGCTGCGCAACAGCAAAAGATTGCCGAATTAGAGGCACGATTGAAAGAAAAGGATGCTCGCAATGAGCTAGAGAAACGTAGAAATACGCTCAAGGAAAAGCGTCTTGCCGAATCAGATGATGATGTCAAGGCCATCGAGAAATTGATGATTGAAAAGGGCATCAGTAATCATGAATCGGCTGCTGAGTACTACAACTGGATGAAGCAAGCGGACAAGCCAACACCGGCTTATAGCAATCAGCCGATTACTTCTAAAGTCAATGATTTTCAGAAGTATTTGAAGAATCCAGCAGCAGCGGCAAGAGAGGCAGCGGCAAATGCACTCAATGAACTGAGACAGGGTAACCAGTCTCGTCCCATTGGCCTTCGTTAATTAGCTTAAAAGGAATACATCATGCCTATTGGTGGCGGTATTATCCCAGCAAGCGGCACCAGTCAGTACAATGAGCTGACCTACGTCACCCGTAGAGCGTTCATTCCTAAACTGGTTGTCCAGCTTTATAACTCCACGCCCTTGCTTGCAGCATTGCTTGCCAATTCACAAACTGCTTCTGGCGGTGTGTCATCGGTAACTGTGCCTGTACAAGGTTCCCAGTTTGTTAACGCACAGTGGTCGGATTACAGCGGTTCGTTTGCACAGCCTAGCGTCATGCAGGGTGCTTACAACGCTGAGTTCAACCTCAAGCTCATGATTGCGCCTGTTCCATTCCTCGGTATGGAAGGTGCGGTTCAGCAAGACTATGCTGTGATTCCTTTGATTGAGGCTCGCATGAACGATGCGACCAACGTCATGATGGATGCCATGGCAACAGCGCTGTACACCAATACCAGCAATGCACAGCAGTTTACGGGCTTGCCCATTGCTGTTGATTCGGCTGGTAGCTACGGTGGCTTGTCTCGTTCGACCTACTCATGGTGGGCATCGAAAGAGTACGCTGCTGGTTCGGTTAACCCAACCCGTCAAAACATCCTCCAGTACATTTCTGGAACGGTGAAGAATGGCGCAGAGGTACCGACCTTTGGTGTTTGCGGCTTTGGTACTTGGACGCTGTTGGCACAAGATTTTGTAGGTCAAGAAACCTACATGATCACGCCTGGTAGCAACTTTGCAAGCGGCGAAGAAGGCCCGACTTCTGGCTTCCGCGCATTGATGGTTGCCGGTGTGCCGATTTATCCTGATCCGTATTGCACGGAAGGTGAGCTGTATCTGCTGAATACGAACTATCTCAGCATGTACATTCACGATCAGGCCGAGTTTGCCTTTACGGGCTTTGAGTCCACCCTGCCAAACTGGCAGATTGGTTATGTTGGCGCTGTGTTGACCATTGCAGAAATGGTGAGCACCAAGCCCAAGAGCATGACCAAGGTGACTGGCCTCAACTCCCTCACGCTGTAAGGAGTCGATCATGGCATTGGCACTAACGAAACTCATCCTTGCCTCTAGCTCGG